CGCTTTATGATGCTGATGATGTCAATATCAGCGTGGAGAGTAGTGGAATGGTTCATGCTTCTTCCAGACCCGACAACACAACAGTCAGCACTGGTGAGTGTAGTCACGGGGGCAATGACAGGTGCATTTGCGGTATGGCTGGGACATGAAAAATGAAATATAACAAAGAAGATTTAGTTAAGAAACTAATTACACACGAAGGCTTACGCCTTCAGGTATATCAGGATACACTTGGAATTGATACTATTGGTATCGGACGTAACCTAGAAGACCGTGGCATTACTAAAGAAGAACTAGATTGGATGGACATACCTAATATGGCTATTGTTCATACTGAGGGTATTACTGAAGCGGATGCCATGCATTTAGCAGAGAATGACGTGCAGATAGTCGAAGAAGAACTGGTACGTGCGCACCCTTGCGTAGACAGGTTAGACGCTGTACGTCAGCTTATATTAGTGGACATGGCATTTAATATGGGTGTACCAAGGCTATGCAAGTTCAAAAAAATGTGGGCAGCTATCCACGAAAATAAATTTGATGAAGCAGCAAAAGAAATGCTTGACAGCAGGTGGGCAAATCAGGTAAAATCAAGGGCAACGAAATTAGCACACGCTATGCATACAGGTGAGATATAATGGCTAGACAGCTAACAGAAAAACAACAGAAGTTTCTTGCAGTTCTTTTTGATGAAGCGGGTGGGGACATGGTGACTGCTAAGAAGATGGCAGGTTATGCAGACACTAGCGGAACAGCAGAGATTGTTAAAGGATTAAAAGAAGAGATACTAGAAGCTACGCAGATGTACATGGCACGTAATGCGCCACGGGCTGCAATGGCTATGACAGGCGCACTGGTTGATCCAACGGAACTTGGCATTCGTGATAAGATGGTAGCCGCCAAAGAACTGCTTGACCGTGTAGGTCTAGTAAAAACTGAGAAGATGCAAGTAGAAGCATCAGGTGGAGTCATGCTTATGCCACCTAAAGCAACTGTAGAGGATGATGACTAATGACAAATTTAGACGAAAGAAAAACACAACTTCCACAAGATAAATCAGTGGAAAAAGCAACACAAAAAAAAGCAGATGCCTATAAAGAAAAACATGGAGAAACGGTATCTAAGGACGATTACAACTCTTATAAAAAAAGTTTTTCTTCAGACAGTATGTCAAAACCTCTGTCTTTTACAGACTATAAAGACATTGCTAGTTTTTACGGAAAAAGATTAGCCAACGATGCAGACTTGTCACTGGTGGCAAAAGCGGGAATTGAAACAGATAAATACCGTAAGTCAAAAACTGCAAGTGGTAAACAAGACTATCGTAAAGGTGGTATGGTTCTTTCAACAGTAGACAACCGTAGAAACAAATGACTAGAAGCATAGGCAAGTGGAAACTGCCACAGCCCACCGACATTAAAGAAGAAAACGTATGGGTGCAGATACCTCGCATTGCTAGGACTGTACCTTTTGGATACAAAGTAAACGAAGAAGACCCCGACCTTCTTGACCCTATACAGACTGAACTAGACTTGCTAGAGAAAGCAAGGAAGCATGTAAATCAATATTCCTACCGTGAAGTAGCGAACTGGTTGAGTGCAAATACCAACAGATACATTTCACATGTAGGATTAAGAAAACGGTTAGGTAATGAAAAACATCGTAAGAACCAAGCTAGAAGCCTCCGCAAGTGGGCAGAATATGCGGAAAAGGCAATCGCCAAAGCGAAAGCCCTTGAAGAAGAAAGAGTCGGCTCCAAAGCCAACGGTTGAAATACAAGATGTTTCATATGAAACAGAGGCAATAGAAGAACATGCCAATGTATTATTCAAACCAAATGCGGGTCCACAAACAGAGTTTCTAGCTGCTGCAGAACGAGAAGTGTTATATGGTGGAAGTGCAGGGGGTGGTAAAAGCTACGCCATGCTTGCAGACCCACTACGTTACATGGGGCATCCACAGTTTAGTGGACTGCTGCTTCGGCATACAACAGAGGAACTGCGTGAACTTATATTCAAGTCGCAGGAGTTGTACCCAAAAATCTGGCCGGGTATCAAGTGGTCAGAACGTAAGATGCAGTGGACTGCACCATCTGGCGCAAGATTGTGGATGTCATATCTAGATAGGGATGATGATGTCTTGCGCTATCAGGGTCTGGCGTTTAGCTGGATAGGGTTTGACGAACTAACCCAATGGGCTACCCCATATGCATGGAACTACATGCGTTCACGTCTAAGGTCCACTGCAACAGATTTGCCCATCTTTATGAGGGCTACGACTAACCCCGGTGGACGGGGACATCAGTGGGTCAAGAAAATGTTCATCGACCCTGCACCATATAATAGGTCTTTCGATGCGACAGATTCTGAAACAGGAGAGGTCTTGCGGTATCCCGCAGGACACGCAAAGGCTGGTAAATCTCTTTTCAAAAGGAGGTTTATCCCAGCAAGACTATCTGACAATCCTTATTTGGCAGAGTCGGGTGACTACGAAGCAATGCTTCTGTCCATGCCAGAACAACAACGGCGTCAATTACTAGAGGGTGATTGGGATATTAAAGAAGGTGCAGCCTTTACGGAGTTTGACCGTAATGTGCATGTGGTTGATCCTTTCCCCATTCCTAATAATTGGGTTAAGTTTCGGGCTTGTGATTATGGTTATGGTTCATACAGTGGCGTTGTTTGGTTTGCTGTTAATCCTGCTGAACAGCTTATTGTATATAGGGAGCATTACGTTTCTAAAGTTCTGGCGACAGATTTGGCAGATCAAATACTTGAGTTGGAAGCTGGGGATGGTAACATTAAGTATGGTGTTCTTGATAGTTCTCTTTGGCATAAGCGTGGTGATACTGGCCCTAGCCTTGCAGAGCAAATGATTATGAAGGGATGTAGATGGCGTCCATCTGATAGAAGTAGAGGAAGCCGAGTGGCTGGCAAAAATGAAATACACAGACGGCTACAGATAGATGAGTATACGGAGGAACCAAGACTTGTGTTCTTTAATAATTGTACAAACATTATATCTCAGATACCAGCACTTCCTCTTGATAAAAAGAATCCAGAGGATATTGATACACACTCTGAAGACCATCTTTATGACGCCCTCCGGTACGGCATTATGTCCAGACCAAGGTTTAGTATTTTTGACTACGACCCGCAAGGTAGGCCGGGTACGGGTATGCGAGTAGCAGATTCAACATTTGGATATTAAGGAACTTAAAATGGCTGAAGAAGAAATTTTAATGGAAGATGATTCAATTGCGCTAGACGATACAGATGATAGTGCAACTGAAGATGCTAACGTGTCTTCTATCATTGGCTTTATTGAAGGTAGATACCATAAAGCAGAAGACTATAGGTATCAAGATGAAGAACGCTGGCTTAGAGCATATCGGAATTATCGTGGTTTGTACTCACCAGATGTTCAGTTCACTGAAACGGAGAAGTCCCGTGTATTTATTAAAATCACCAAAACAAAAACATTGGCAGCATATGGACAAATTACCGATGTACTCTTTGCCAACAATCGCTTTCCGCTTTCTATTGAACCTACGGAACTTCCTGAAGGTGTAGTAGATAGTGTACACTTTGACCCACAAGCTCCAGAACAATCTGTAGGAATTGATGACCTTCAGAACCCGTATGGTTTTGCAGGTGATGGCTTGGGTTTACCTGCTGGTTCAACAGAAAAAACTTTGATGGATAAACTAGGCCCACTTCAAGAAAAGCTAGACCCTGTAAAAGACAAACTAAAAGAAGGACCGGGCGCAACACCAACTTCCATAACATTTAGCCCAGCAATGATTGCTGCTAAAAAAATGCAGAAGAAGATACATGACCAGCTTGAGGAGTCAAGTGCAACTAAGTATCTTCGTAGTACGGCATTTGAGATGTCACTATTCGGCACAGGAGTTATGAAAGGTCCATTTGCTGTTGACAAAGAGTATCCTAATTGGGATGACAATGGTGAGTATGATCCTGTATTTAAAACCGTACCACAAATATCTCACGTTTCTGTTTGGAACTTTTATCCTGATCCTGATGCCAACAACATGGATGAGGCACAGTACGTAATTGAACGACATAAAATGTCTCGTACACAACTGCGTTCCTTAAAACGCCGCCCATACTTCCGGTCATCTGTCATTGATGATGCTATTTCTTTTGGTGAAAGCTATACCAAAAAGTATTGGGAAGATGACTTGTCAGACTATGCACCAGAGCATGGCATTGATCGTTTTGAGGTTCTTGAATATTGGGGTATGATGGATGTCGCTATGCTTCTTGAACAAGAAGTAGATATACCTAAAGAACTAGAAGACTTTGATGAATTACAAGCTAATGCATGGATTTGTAATGGCAAGCTAATTCGTCTTGTGCTTAATCCGTTCAAGCCATCAAAAATTCCGTACATGGCTGCTCCATACGAACTGAACCCATACTCCTTCTTTGGTGTAGGTATAGCAGAAAATATGGATGATACACAGACATTGATGAATGGCTTTATGCGTATGGCGGTTGACAATGCTGTATTATCTGGTAACTTGCTGGTTGAAGTAGATGAAACTAATCTAGTGCCGGGGCAAGACCTTACACTATATCCGGGTAAGGTATTCCGTAGACAAGGTGGCGCACCGGGTCAGGCTATCTTTGGTACAAAGTATCCAAATGTATCACAAGAAAACATGATGATGTTTGATAAAGCAAGGGTGCTGGCAGATGAGAGTACAGGCTTTCCATCTTTTGCACACGGTCAGACAGGTGTATCTGGTGTAGGACGTACAGCATCAGGCATCTCTATGCTCATGGGTGCGGCACAAGGTTCTATCAAGAGTGTTATTAAGAATGTAGATGATTATTTACTTCGTCCCCTTGGTGAGGGTTTATTTAGATTCAACATGCAGTTTGACTTTGATGCAGAACTAAAAGGCGATTTAGAAGTTAAAGCACGTGGAACTGAAAGCCTGATGGCAAATGAAATACGGAGTCAACGTTTAATGCAGTTCTTGCAGATTGCAAGTAATCCTGCACTTGCGCCATTTGCTAAATTCCAATATGTAATCACAGAGATTGCAAAGTCTATGGACCTTGACCCCGATAAGGTTGTGAACAATATGAATGAAGCTGCACTGCAAGCAGAGATTATGAAAGGGTTCCAAGCCCCATTACCTGAAGGCCAAGGTGCGCCAGCAGGTGCTGATGTAATGGACCCAACTGGTGCAGGTGGTGGTAATATAGGGACAGGACAAGTACCTGTACCGGGCGAACAAGGATTTAGTGGAAATGGTGGACAAGGAACTGTACAGCAAGCTGAAGCCGTTGGTGGGCAACAACCGCCAATGGACGCACTTCAATAATTATTTAGATGCATTAATTGATACACATAGAAAAACATTAGAGCAATCTAATAATATTACAGACATTTCACGTGCGCAGGGTTCTATAACTGCGTTGCGTAAAGTGCAACGTCTTAGAGATGAAGTGAGTGAACTAGATGGATAATGATAAGTTTTTAGATGCATATCTAAATACGCTTGCTACTAGCGAAGGTGCTGAAGGTGGCGATACAGTAACTGGTATGGCAACCAGAGAATATGGTGTTAAAGATTTATTAGGTGTTAAAGAGGAAGATTACGAGGGTGATCCCAAAGGTCTTGCAAAAGCTGTTGCACAAAAAAATATAGATGAGTTAAAAAGGATGGGAGTTGATTGGGATAATCTTCCTTTACCTATGAAATTTAATTCACTAGACATTCAATTTAATATGGGTAGCTTAAACCATAAAGCTCCAAAATATTTTAAGGCTCTTACATCAGGAAATTATGAAACAGCTATAAAACAATCGTTAGATGCAATTGGTGCGTATGATCCAAAAAGAAAAGGGGAACGCCCAACAAAAGGTATTGCATTACGCCGTGCAATGTTTTATAATATGGCAGCTAAAGATTTAAACATTCCTACTATCACAAGTATAAATGCCATAAACCAAAACAATAAACAACAGTCTGCAAAAGTAACATACACTCTGTCAGATGGTCCGGCAATACCCATATCATATGTTTCACAGTCATTGCATAGTACAACAAAACCCGGAACTATTACAGTAGCGGGTATGACGATAGAACCTGTAGCAACACTTGAAGATAATGTTAAACCAGCCACCCAGCTAAAACCAACAACAAAACCTGCACCTGATGCACAAGACAGTGATGTAGTAGAGGCTGGCACTACAGATATGCTTGAGACAGTGGAACAGGAAGAGTTTCAAAGAAATGTTGAAGCGGCTGATAGGGACGAACAGAAACAACAGATGGAAAGTCTTCTTGTAGATAGACCTTCTATTCAGACTATGGACATAGCACCTGAAACAACAGATGCCATTCCTGTAATTGATTTACCTGCTGACAAACCAGAGCAACCAAGTTTGTTTGAAAAATTTGTGGATATGTTTTCTTCCGAAGAAGATGACGCAGATACAATTAAAAACCGCGAAGCTAATAAACAAGACTTGTTAAAAGGATTAGAAAATTTAGAAACAGAAACAATTATACCACCAGTAAGAATGAACAAGGGTGGTATAGCGGATGGAGAAATTGATTATAGTGTTGTAGATGATGAGTATGAACTACCCACACCTTCTGATAAAGCACAGGAACAAATGCGGTCTATGGGACTTGATGCTCCGTCCATACTTTCACCTCGCACAGAAACACGCACTGCAGAAGAAATAGCCGCAGATAGAAAATCACTAGCAGAAATGACACCAGTTATTGGCGATGCAATGCTTGCTAAAGAAGTGGCAGATTATATTGAAGAGGGTTCTTACGGCAGTGCAGCTATAGGAACTGCTGCTTTGGGTGTAGGTATACTACCCGGCGCAGGTGATGCTTTAGCAAAACCTATTCGTGTGTTTGCAAAAAAGTTTCGTAAAGCTGACGAGCAGGATGCTACAAAGTTTTTAGATGATCCAGACTCTTTACAAGAGTGGCGAGATGATCCTGTTAACAAAGTAGATAAGACTGAGGAAAAAAGACGTGAAACTAGAAAGTTTTCAGAACAAGCGCAGAAACTAGAATCTGGGGAAATGTCTGGACCAGAATTTCGTAGATACATACGTGAAAATCAACCAGCTACTAAATTCACTTTACAAGATTTACAAACGATGGTTCCTACATTGAAGAATACTGTTGGGGCATTAGGTAAAAGTAAAGCATCAAAAGGTATTGTAGGTCTTAATAAAAAAATTAAAAAAGGAACTATATTAGATACTCGTTTAGATATTCCTGCGTATAACAAATTTAATACTTGGGTAGCATCTATAACACTTCCCGATAAGGGTGGAAATGTCTATGCGCGTACTGCTGTTTTAAAAAATGTAGATTTTTCTATAAGCACATCAACAGAAAAAGTCCGTAAAATTGCAAAGGATGAAACTAAAAAATTTCCTATGGCAACTATGAAAGGTGAATGGCAAGACCTTTCTGATGAACAGGCATTTGATCTAGCACAGAAATATTTAGCTGATCCTAAAAGCGGATACGTTCAGGTAGGATTTAATCCTGAAAGACATAGTTTCTTTTATGATAAAGATACTATGATGCCAATTTTTGAGGCAGAAGAAGTTATTCAGATTGGTGCATTAGTTTTGGCTAAACCAAAGTTACCTAAGACTGCAACAGAACGTGCAACACGTATCAGCAAACTTAGAGAACTAAAAATTGAAAATCCAGATAGGGTCGGTAGACCCGCAACTTTTAATGAGGGCGGCACAGTTATGGAAAAACAAATGAGCATGTTTGAAGATGGGGGTTTGATGGACGAAGGCGGTACAATAGACCCTGTGTCTGGCAATGATGTACCACCCGGCTCTACGCAAGAAGAAGTACGGGATGACATTCCTGCACAACTTAGTGAGGGCGAGTTTGTATTCCCAGCAGATGTAGTAAGGTTTATCGGTCTAGAAAAACTTATGAACTTGCGACAGGAAGCAAAAGCAGGTCTTGCTCGTATGGATGCAATGGGTCAGATGGGTAACAGCGAAGAGGCTACCATGCCTGATAATTTGCCATTTGATATTAATGACCTTGACATGGAAGATGAATTAGAGTATAATGTAGGTGGTTTTGTACCTAACCAGTTTGGTATAATGGAACAGCCTTCACAATTTGCTCCATACACACCGCCGTCATATCAAGCACCTATCATTCCTGTAGGCCAACCAATGTTACAACAACGACAACCCTTACAAACTGGCTTTACTCCTCCAACTACACCAGTTACGACAGCAGGGTCAACGCCTACATTTGAAGACCTTTTGCCTACAACAACTGGCAGATATGATGAGTTAAAAGAATATATTAACAACGACACAGGACAGAAGATGACTATTCCGTTTGTAGATGGTAAGCCTGTCTATCCTATCCCACAAGGTTTTGTACCAATTCCTACAGACGTTGTTGAGGCTATTGAACCAGAGGAAACTACCGTGCCTACAGCAAAAACACCAACAGGTGATGGAGAGAACAATGACCTTAATCCGAGCTTTGCTACTTCAGATGATACAGGTATTCGTTACAATGCAGCAGAATTGACAAACCCATTACGTACAGCTATAAGCGAATATTCTATGGGGCCATTAACTGACGGAATACCCGGAATGTTTAGCGTATTTGGAGAATCTAAAGTTAAATCAGGAGCCGCACAAGCCGCCGCTGTTGGTGGAGTTTTAGATGCGTTTAGAGGTGGTACAGCTACATTCTCATCCCCAGAAAAAATGGGACAACTATCTGGGGTATATGAGGACAAAGACCCGTTACATACTATGTCACCCCAAAAGCAAAACGTTATAGCAGCAAGTATTAATAGAGTAATGGAGTCCCCCGAAATAAAAGATGTTTTTGTGGATGAAAAAGGAAATAAACGTACTGAAGCGTATGCTAGTAAAGCAGTAGAGGCTTTAGCAAATACGTATGGAGTATCATTAACTTCCGCAGGTCAGAAAAAATCTTTCAATACTTTAATGAGAGAGGTAACAAAAGCTAAAGAGTTAGCTAATCAAAAAGCAATTGCAGAGAAAAATGAAAAAGCCTTCGCCCAAGCACAAGCTGCGGCACAAGAGTCTTTCCAAGCAGCAGTTGATAGGGGTGAAAGCTATGGTGGTCCGGGTACAGAAACTATGGAAACAGCTATTGAAAAAGGCCGTGATCCTACAGGAACAGCAGGAGCCTTTACTGGTGAACCCACAGGAATGGACGATGAGTATTATTAAGAAAAGCAAAGCGGGTTAGCTTTTAAAAAATTAACCGCAATCAGTTGGCCTACCCATCCCCCACCCGACAGGTGTGGCTACGTTGGCCCCAACAAGGAGTAAATAAAATGGCAGAAGCCGAAATTATGACTGAAGAAATGCAGTCACCTAAGAAAGTTGCATTTGCAAATCGTAAATATACTAACGAAGAAAAACGCAAGATTGATGAGGAAGAACTTGAACAGCTTATGAAAGAACAAAAAGGGGAAGTAGGAGATACGGAACCTGAAGATAAGGAACCAGATAGCGCAGAAGAAAAAACATTTAAGAAGCGTTACTCTGATCTTCGTAGGCATCAACAAAAACAAGCAGTGGAATTTAAAGAGGAGATAGATAAATTAAAGTCTCAGCTAAGTTCCGCAACAAAAAAAGAAATGAGGCTACCTAAGTCAGAAGAAGATTTAGAAAGTTGGGCTAAGAATTACCCTGACGTTGCTGCCATTGTAGAAACAATTGCCATTAAAAAAGCGAAAGAACAAGCAGATAGCTTGGAAGAACGCATGAAGGTAATTGATGAAATGCAATATGATGCTAAGAAAGAAAAAGCAGAAGCGGAACTTATGCGTCTGCATCCAGACTTTGATGACATTCGTGACAGTGATGATTTTCACGAGTGGGCAGAAGAACAACCTAAGTGGGTACAGGATGCGCTGTATGAGAATGATAATGACGCAAAATCAGCAGCAAGAGCAATTGACCTCTATAAAGGAGATAGAGGAATTAGCAAACCGTCTAAGGGTAAGAACGATAAAAGTGCAGCAGAAGCAGTTGCGCCAAAAAATAAAAGAAGTAAGCCACAAGGCAATGAGACTTCTACATACCTGAAAGAATCAGAGGTACAGAGTATGTCTCCTCAACAATACGAAAAACATGCTGACGAAATCATGGAAGCTATCCGTAGTGGAAAGTTTATTTATGATGTGTCAGGATCGGCACGATGAGTATCATATTCAAACCTGAAAAAGATATTCATCTTCTTGCTCCGTTTGGTCCCACTATGGGATACTATCGTATGCCTGAAGAGTTAGTAGATAGCTTAAATAGTAAAATGTCTAATAGGCTAGAGGACTACTCTGAAAATTTAGTAGGTAAAGTGTCTGAAGAATTAGCTTTTAATGATGACACTATTAAAATTGCCCAAGAGGGTTTAGGTAGATTTATAGGTATGTACCAAGCCTATACAGATGACCGAAACACTATGGGCAGTAAGAAGATGGATAATGAAAAGTACGACTATGGACTACAAGTAGTGTCCGGTTGGTTTGTTCGTCAATTTGAAAACGAATATAATCCTCTACACATACATACTGGCTCTCGCTTGTCATGTGTAGGGTATTTGAAATTGCCAGATGGAATAGAAGAAGAGTGGGAAGAAGATTATAAAGATCATCATCCTGCCAATGGACATATACAGTTTGCTAGTGGTACTCCTTCAGGATATACATGCACAAACTTTGTAGTTAAGCCACAGGTAGGAGACTTTTACGTATTCCCTTCTCAACTATTTCATTGTGTATATCCTTTCTATACGAAGGGTGAAAGAAGGTCTTTCAGTATGAATATGAATTTTATTGAGATACCTAAAGAAAAAAGTGTTGACATATAGATATTTTTTAGTATAACTATATGTAACAAA